TTATCGTGATGAGCGGCCAGAAACTGACGCTAGAGCTTCAAAGTTTAACATCTTGTGGTCAAACGTGCAGACATTGCAACCAGCTTTGTATTCAACACCACCTAAGCCTAACATTGAGCGTAGATTTCAAGATGATGACGATTTAGGCCGTATTGCCTCACAGGTTTTAGAGCGTTCGACCTCTTATTTTGTGCAGCAAGATGTTTTTCATGAGAGCGTGCGTCAATCAGTATTAGACCGCCTCTTGTCAGGCCGTGGCACAGTTTGGGTGCGTTATGAGCCAGTATTTAGTGATGAAGTTCAACTAACAGAAGATGCCCCTCCTGAGCTAGAAACTGAGAACGCTGTTATTGATTATGTGCATTGGCAGGATTTTGGCCACACATGGGGGAGAACATGGCAAGAAGTTAGAGCGGTATGGCGTAAAGTATATATGGGCAAAGCTGAATTGGTTAAACGCTTTGGCGAGGCTGCTGCAGGTATAAGCTACGAAACTGAGGGCGAAAGCGATAAGGTTTGTGTTTACGAGATATGGGATAGCAAGAAAAAACGTGTTATGTGGCTTTGCAAGGGTAAGGAAGACTTCCTAGAAGTTCAAGATGACCCATTGGGCTTAGATGGCTTTTTCCCATGCCCACGGCCTTTGTTTGCTACATTGTCAAATGATGACCTCGTTCCTACCCCTGACTTTGCTTTATACCAAGACCAAGCCATTCAACTTGATTCATTTACAGGACGCATTGCATCAATCACTAAGGCTTTAAAAGTAGCTGGTGTGTATGATAAATCAGCCGAGGGTGTAAGCCGTTTGTTGTCTGAAGGCATAGAAAACCAACTCATACCTGTAGACCAATGGGCTGTATTTGGTGAAAAAGGTGGGCTTAAGGGCGTTGTAGACTTTATGCCGATTGAAGCCATTGTAGCTACTTTAGCGTCACTTTATGACGCTAGAGAGCGCGTTAAAGCTGAAGTCTATGAAATTACAGGTATTTCAGACATTATTCGTGGGGCTGGGAAGGCTTCAGAAACAGCTACGGCGCAACGGATTAAAGGCCAATATGCTACCTTGCGCCTAGACACTATGCAAGGCGATGTTGCTAGATTTAGCCGTGACTTGGTTAAGTTGATAGCAGAGATTATCGCTGAACACTTTGACCTTGAAACGATTAAGGCGTTAAGTGGTATTAAACTTGCTACTGAGCAAGATAAAATGATGCTTGAGTTTAAGGCTCAATCACAGCCCTTGAGTGAAAAAGAGCAGGAAATGCTTAAGCTTCCCACATGGGAGCAAGTATTTGGCTTATTGAAAGATAATGCCGCTCGTTCGTTCCGCATTGACATTGAAACAGATAGCACGATTAAGACTGACCAAGAGGCTGAGAAAGCCGCTAGAATTGAGTTCTTGACTGCTGCTAGTCAGTTTATTACGTCTGCGCAACAAGTGCAAATACCAGAAATGCAGCCAGTATTAATGGAAATGCTAATGTTTGGCGTTCGTGGGTTTAAGGTAGGCCGTGAGCTTGAAAGTACTCTTGACATTGCTATTGATAAGATTAAGAAAGCTAGTGAGCAACCACAACAGCCTGTTGAAGACCCGTCTATTGCTATAGCATCCCAACAAGAGCAAGCTAAAGCACAGGGTGAGCAAATGAAGATGCAGCTTGAGCAAATGAAATTACAAGACGAAAATATGCGTTTCCAAGCTGAATTGCAGCAAAAGAGCCAGTCTGAGGCGTTAGAGCGTGAGCTTAAGTTACAAATGAAGCAGATGGACATTCAAGCCAGTAAAGAGCTTGAGTTAATGCGCATTCAAGCCGATTTTGCTAAAATGCCAGTTGAGCAGCCTGAGATGGAAGACAAGCAAGAGAATGAATCCCTAAATATGATGGCTGAAACCCAAGCCTTTGTTGCTCAGAATACTAATGAAGCGTTAAAGTTCCTAGCGCAAGCACAAAACGAGAACACTCAGATATTGGCTAATGCTATGAATAAGCCTAAAAACGTAGTGGTAAAGCGTGACGCAACAGGACGCATGATTGGCGCTGAAGTTGAAACTGAGAATGAGATGGAGAACGATGACTAATGAGCTTTGTTCAAGTCCCGCCCGATAGCACAGGTAAGAAGATTGCCACAGTTGAGAACGGCTCAGGCGAGCAAGTCCAAGTTATTGCTATTGACAGCACAACAACTAAGACTATTGGTGAGCAAATCACGTCAAGTGATGTTGGATTAGTTACTAACACGGTTATTCACGGCAAAACAACGGCTGGTGGTGGCGATTATGTAGATGTTAAAGTAAACCCGTCAGGTGCTTTAGTAGCAGATGTAAGCGATAGCGTTGTGGGATTAGATGCTGCAACCTTGGCGGCTTTAGAAACCCCTACATCTAGCGCTACAGTATCTAGCGTGTCTGTAAGCACTAGCAATGCAACTATTTTATCAGCAAATGCAAGCCGCCTTGGTGCTGCTATATATAACAATGCAACAACAGACCTATTAGTTAAATTTGGCGCTACAGCGTCATCTTCAAGTTTTACAGTTATTCTTTTGCCTAAAGCTTATTATGAGGTTCCTTTTAAATACGTCGGCATTATAGATGCTGTCCTTGCAAGTGGTACAGGCAATGCTTTAGTGACGGAGTTTTCTTAATGCCATTATATGTGCCTCCGTTAGTTTATAGTGTAGCAAGTAAAACTGGTGTAGTTACTCTTGTTAAATTAGATGTTGGATTACCTGATGTTGATAATACGAGTGACGCAAGCAAGCCTATTAGTTCCGCCACGCAAACAGCCTTAGACAGTAAGATTGATAATTCAAAGTTTTCTGGATTAACAAAGATAACGGTAAGCACAACAGCGCCAAGCAGTCCAGTTACGGGGGATTTATGGGTAGATACGAATTAAACGATATGGTTTTTATTCTTGCGCCGTTCGGTGATGGTGTGACTAAGCGTCCAATCACTCAAAAACTTGGTGTAAACAAATACGGTGAAATAGTAAATAATGATATATTATATTTTCAATACGAAGTTAATGATAGTTTTTTCATAGAAGACTATTTAGGGGTTTAAAATGACAATAACAAATCGTGACCAATTAATAGACGCAATGGCTAATAACTCTTCAAGAATTATCATTGACAAGGCTTCTATTGCCTCACAAACGGCTAACTCTTTTGTGTCATTATGGCGGGCAACTGGCCAACCAGCACAAGGTGCAATTCCTGCGTCTGCGGCAACTTGTGACAACACTTTAACAGGCGCTTTACAATTTACTCAACAAACTTCACCCGCTACCTCTTATTTGACAATACTTGAATCCTTGTCATCAAACTCTGCTATGACATTGGAAATTCACGACAGATTAATGCATATGGGTGGCTTGAGTGGTACGGTGACAACTGCTCAAACTGTTGGTGTTAATTTAGACGCTAACTTAAGTAATGTTAATTTATCAAATAGAATAGGCGATGCCAACTATTCTGATGTGCAATGGTGGTTAGAGTGGTATACTGCAACAGGTGCTACAGTTGTTAACGCTACTGTTAATGTAACTTACAATGACGGTACAAGTGGTAACTTAACCGCCCAATCATTGGCTGCAACCCGTCCAGCTTCTCACATGATACCATTAAACGGCTTAAATATAGCAGGCGCTAAGTTTATCCGTGCGGTTAATACAGTGCAGCTATCGGCCACAACTGGTACGGCGGGTAGTTTTGGTGTTACAGCCACAAGATATAGAGCTGCTAACTATATGCCCATTGCAAACGCTAGATTTACTAACGACTGGGCTGGTTTAGGATTGCCTGAAGTTCCTAATAGTAGTTGCTTGCAAGCTATTTTATTGACTTCAACAACTTCAAGCGGCACTTTACGCGCGACTGGGAAAGCGTCACACGGTTAATGGCTATTAAGTTTCCAAATTTTGACAATTCTTTTGGCGGCGCAAGTGATGTAATGGATTTGTCAATTGTGGCAAATGAATATTTTCAAGCTGATATTATTGGCGGAACTGGGCTTGTTAAATGCTTTAACGGCACATGGTTAGAAAAGCCTGTCAAAGTATGGAATGGTTCGGTTTGGGTTCAAAAGCCACTTAAAAGATGGTCTGGGAGTGCTTGGGTATAAATGTTATTAGCTTTATGGTCAGGTTTTTGGGATTGGAGTGGGCAGCAAGATAACGGTTGGCTAGGCGGTGGTATATGCCATTATGGTCAGCATAAGAAAGCTGCTAAAGCTAAAACTATTATTGATAAAGTTATTGAGGAGTTTCTGCAAGAGCCTGAGCAGGTTCAAGAAGCCATTGTTAAGGTGCAGAAGCTTATCCCACAGGTTGCCAGTGTAATACAAGAGCAACCTATTGAGCAGCAAGTTATGGCTGTTAATATTTGGCTTGAAGATTACATTACTTATTTAAATCAACAAGAAGAGGAGGAGTTTATTCTATTAGCCGCAATGGTTTGAGCAGTAGATTTTTTTAACTTTACAATTTTTAAGGATATGATACAATGACAAATAGAATTGATAGTGTAGTAGATGCGGCATTCACTGAAGCCCCAAAAGCACCTGTTGAGGTAGTGGAAACAACACAACCAGAGGTTGAAGTAGAGGTTGAAACTCAAGAGCCGTCAGAAGCTCAAGAGGAAGTAAGCCAAGAAACAACTAATGAGCGTGAGGAGTTCCCTAAAAAGGCGGTCAACGCTATTACTTATCGTAATAAGCAGATTGCTAAATTAAAGGCCGAGTTGGAAGCAACACGAGCCGAAGTAGCTGCCTATAAGCAGCCTAAGCAAGAGATATTAGAAGATGACTACGAAGATTATGGGTCATTTTTGAAAGCTCAAGCCAAGGCTGAAATAAAGGAAGAGCTAAAACAGAGTGGCCTACTTAAAGAGCCAACGCAAGCTACCGAATATACTCCATTTGAGCAAAATATAGCAGCACAAGCCCAAGAATTTGTTAAGACAGTTCCTGATTTTGTGGATGTTATAGAGCTAAACAGTCATATTCTTGACGCTATGCCCCAAAGAATTATCGACCTAGTGGCCGAGGAATCAAACATACCTAAGTTAGTTTATGACCTCGCCAATGCTGGTGAATTAGAACTGTTAGTTGATATGCCGACTCGTGAAGCGGTTAAACTGATAGAAAAATACACCACTGCGGCAAAGCCTGAAGTCAAAAAACAAGTCACCCAAGCCCCCGCCCCAATTAAAGCGGTAAGCGGCACAGGTTCGGGTTCTAAATCACTCGACGCTATGTCTGGTAGAGAGTTACTAGCATGGGTCAAAAACTAATGGAGTCCTTAAATGGCTAATGTAATTAACAACGTAAGCGACGTTGGCAAAGTAATCGCTAAAATGGCCGCAGGTATGCTGGCTGACAAAACACAGTTCGTTCGTAACATTGATAAAGAGCCTGAAACAAGCTTTGGTAATGTGAATGGTTATAATGTTGGTGACACAATCACTATCAGCAAACCAGCTCGCTTCACCACTAGCTCAGGTGCTGATATTACTTCAGCTATCCAAGATGTTAAAGAAGAGAAAGTAAACTTGGCTTTAGATACTCGTTCAGTAGTTCCTATTGCTTTAACAAGTGCTGAAATCCAAAACACTCTTGGCCTTAAAGATTGGGCTAACCGTATTTTAGACCCAGCCGTGAGTTCAATTGCTCAAAACATTGAATCTACTTTCTTGAACACAGCTAAAAACGCCGTATATAACAGCGTTGGTACTGCTGGTTCAACTGTTTTTGACACTGATACAATGTTGTCAGCCCGTGAAAAATTGTTGAAAAACCTTGCACCACAAAAC